TGTATAATGGACAAAAATGGAAAAATATTATAGCTGGACAAATAAGAGATATTTATTACAGTGGTATTTTAAAAATGAGTAAACTGCACGCTGTATTATTAGGCACACCTTGTGAAATACAAGAAGCTAAATTATTAATACAAACTATTATTAATGATACTATTGATATTACAGAAGTATATGAAAATACATATGAGTTTCCTGCATTTATTAAAATTAGAGAATTAGCTTTAATAAATCCAAATAAAATATTTATTTATTTACATAGCAAAGGTATGATTAATCATAACCCAGGTCAACATAGAACTATGGTAGAAATGTTATTGACTAGGAGCACATTATTAAATTGGGATAATACTTTATTTATTTTTAAACATTTTCCAGAAATACAAAAAGCAGGGAGTTTTCCTGCTCAAGAAGGTTGGATATGGTATAATTTTTGGTGGGCAAGAGGAAGTTATTTAATTTCTTGCAATCCTATTGAAATTCCTATTAATATGGTAGAAAATGATAGATTTATCTGTGAAAGTTGGTTAGGAAGGAGCGGCACCAACACATGGACAGATATTTATTCTTTAGTATCAAAAAATATATCTTATACTAAAGATATAGGCGCTCAAGTATCACAATTTATTAAGAGTTATTTCTAAGAGAAATATATTAATAAAAGGCATCAAATAAAATATTATTTAGACCGCGCTAGACAAACTATGAGTATACGGATTTTGCTTAAACGCATTTAAAATATCCGGCGCAATCCGTTCGCAACCTTGACAATTATCATAGTATTGTGGGGTATTTGTTTTTCCATATGTTTGCACAGAAGGACCCGAATTTATTATATTTTGAGGAGCCCATAACCTGTTATTTTCTCTATCAGAATCTAATTTTGACATTGTTACATTCATTTGAGGATTAAAATGTTTTGAATTTCCTTGATTTGTACGACCCACTACAGTTTTTTCTTTTACTTGATTGTTAGTTTGACGATAAACTGCGTCATATTGACGATTTCCGTGGTTAGATGACATTCCCATAAAAGTTTCATGATTCATCGTATCTCTTTGATTTGTTATTGGATTTTGATCATTTACTAAATAACCTGCATTATCTTTTTGACTATTAATGTATCCATTTGGTTGATAAAGAGTAGTTTCCTTTATTGTTGTATTTGTAATATCTCCTGGAGTTAATACATAGTTTTCAGGAACTTGACCAACCATATTACCATAAATGCGCATATTACAAGAATATTCTTCTTTTCTTGAGGGTTTTAATATATCCATAATTGGACTAATAGCTGCGCCAATAGCACTAGAAAATCCTGAACCAAAAGTTTGTGGCTGTTTATTTATTGAACGATTATTTTCATAATTTGTATGACTATTATGACTTTTTTCTGATGATTTATTTTTTAATGGAGCTGTTCCTGTTGCCACTGAAGGTCCTATATCAAATCCTTCTAATTGAATTCTTTTTGTTTCTTCATGACGAGTAGGAACATAACTTGCAGTTTTTATAACACTATTTGGAGTTCCGTGTTGATATGTTGTTGTTTCATTTCTTGTACAAGGCTTTACTACAAAACTTGGAACTAATTGTCCTGCTTTTTCTGCTCCAGTTGTAGTTAACCAACGGTCTTGAGTATTAATAAAAAATGTATCTGGTCTATATTTTTCAACTTTTCCTTCAATGCCAACATTTTTTATAACAGATTGTGCTGGACCTTGTAATCCATTAAGGTCATATTCTTGTTTTGGATTTGTTGCTATACGAAGTTCATCTACTGTTTTTGGTAACCATTTATCACGAACTTCCATTCCAGAATTAAAACCATTACTTCCATCAGCACTATATCCTTTATCCAAACCAGGACCTACGCGAATTGATTCAAATGGCTTAACCATATTATTTTTATTTACGGGATTTTGTCTAGATTGATAAAAATCACTCATATCTGGCATACCATATGTCCATTGAACATTTTCTTGAGGTTTAAACAAAGGCGCTTGTTCTATTTTTTTTATAACTTGAGAACCACTACCTACATAATTATCTAAAATTGTTTCAGCATTATTATTATTATAAATTTGACCTTTTGGTTTACCACCATTAAACGGAACCATATTATTATGTTTAAACATTTTTGTTGACATATAATCACCGCTTAAAGAATAAAATTCTTGGATATTATTGCTAACTGGAACTCCTGCTCTTTCTTTTTGTTCATACATATTTTGATTAAAATATTTGTCAGTTGCCACGTTAGGATTCGGATATTCTTCAACATTATCAATTAGTTCCTTATTATTCATAATAGGATAATTTTGGGGAGGAATATTTGTATTTGGCAAATAATTACTAAATCTAGATTCTGATGTTTTTTCTTGTAAGTTACTTTTAATTCCCATATTGTTAAAGTTTTCTTTTGATTTTGTTTGATTTGAAATAATATACATTCCACCTAATGCTACTAATGGTATTGCTAATTCCATATTATATATATAGTCTTTAAAAAAAGTATTAAAATATAAACTTGATATATATTTTATTTTATTATTTAAAGGTCTTTAAATGTCCTTAAATGGTATTTACACCTTTTCTCATTTTATTAGAAAGTAATTAGTTAAATATGTATTACAATTAATATATATTATATATCGTATTATAATATGTATAATTATTATTGTATTTTAGACCATCATGTCTAACAGTTATCTAAATTTTATTTAACTTCCCCGGTAATCTGTGACCGAATAATATCATATATATTAATACAAACGATGCTATCAAAATACTTCTACGTTGAGCAACCTCATTTTGTTGCCCTAATCCGAATATCATAAATACAAATAGTATAATTCCAATTATTATCGAATGTAGTATCATCATCCAGGGCTCCTCCATTTTATATATACTATTTAGAAATTAATTATCACTAAATGCACTTTTGACTATTTTTTTAAACAACTTTTATACACTATTTGATTTATATACATCTGTTGGTAATGTATAACATTGACTATTTCCATGAAGCTCTTTTATAAAATTATCTTTTTCTAAAATTCTTGTGTTTGTATAGTTTTTAAAAGGCATTTCAGTATTTAATTGTGGATTGTTTGGCAAAATATATGCATGATTTTGTTGTAAATCTCTTGCTGTCCACGCTGGCATTATTGATCTACTTTGATCTGTTGTTAAAAATTTATCACATACTGGATAATCTATTGGAGAAGCATATAATGTTTGACGCTTATATTTATCTTTATTTATACAATCTCTATTTAATTGCCTATCTATTCCTAAAAGAGAACTTTGAATATCTGTACTATGTGTCCATAAATTACCTCCCCATTTTTGGGGAATTATTTGAGGGTCTAATATAAAACAAGGTTTGTCACCATTTCCAGGAACATCTAAATACCACCTTTCTTGGTCTGTTTGTTGCTGAAGTTGTTTTGTTATTCTTGCCGGATCATCATGAAATCTTGTAAACGCCATTATATATATATATTTAAATAAATATTAATAATATTATAAACTATTCAATCGTTTATAATAAAACTAATTTGTAAAAATATCACATTTTATTATTTTTACAAATTTTATAACAAATTAAATACATCTATAAATTATTAATTATTTTAAGTATTTATTAACACTTTTTATTTCTTCAATCGCATAAATTTATTATAAATTACCAATAAGGTTAACAGAAAAATTTGAATATTCTGTAATAATTTTGAGATATAATATCTAACCTATTTGTATTAGGCAAAATATTGTCATTTAAGGTAATCACACTATCCACTATATTCTTGCTCCTACCTTTTGATTTCCTGCTACTCCGTTTTTAAACTTGAAAAAATTTTTGGGTTTAATTTACTCCAAGTAATACCATCTGCGCAAGAAGACATTATACAACATCACTCTTAAGTGTGAGTGTTAAATTATTAAACCCTTGATTGTAATACTGATTAGTAACGACATCTAATCGGTTGCTTAATCCTGACCCATATTTATTAAGAGTGATAGAATTCATAAAAACTCCACCAAGACCAGCATTCCACGATACACCGAATCCGTTTAAACTAAAGGGACTTGAACCGCCTCCAGTCCAATTGATACCATTAGACGAGTAAGCAATAGTGTTCGTTCCATTTCCTACGGCGACCCATCGAACTCCATTCCACGCTACATCATATCCAGCCGTTGTAAATGGACTGGCAGGACTGGTTACACCTAACCCAGTCCAAGTAATACCATCAGACGAGTAAGCAATAGAGTTAGTTCCATCTCCTGCTGCAACCCAAAGTGTTCCATTCCACCCTACACCGTATCCACTAGTTGTAAAGATAGTTGCTACAATCGCAGTCCAAGTAATACCATTAGACGAGTAAGCAATGCCGGTCGAACCTTCTCCTCCAGCAACCCAAAGTGTTCCATTCCACGCTACACTACGACCAATTGTAAATGGATTGGTAGGAGTACTTACACCTAATCCAGTCCAATTAATTCCATCTGAAGAGTAAGCAATACTATTTGTTCCAGAACCAACCGCAACCCAAAGTGTTCCATTCCACGCTACACGACGACCAAATGTAGAAAAGATAGTTGTTCCAGTTGTTCCAGTCCAATTTATACCATCTGTGGAGTAAGCGATACTATCAGTTGATGGCCCTCCTACGGCAACCCAAAGTGTTCCATTCCACGCTACACCACGACCAGAAGTAAATGGACTACCTATACCAGCAGTCCAAGTAATTCCATTAGACGAGTAAGCAATAGTGTTCGTTCCATTTCCTACGGCGACCCAACGAGTTCCATTCCACGCTGCATAATTTCCAGTTGTAGTGAATGGGGTGGTAGGACTGGTTGTACCTAACCCAGTCCAAGTAATACCATCAGACGAGTAAGCAATTGTGTTTGTTCCATTTCCTAATGCGACTGTTCGGTTCGTCGGAAACACGATACGATTTGGTCGGTCTGAATTGAATGCTGCAGCAAATCCACCCGTTGTAAAGGGACTGGCAGGACTAGTTACACCTAACCCAGTCCAAGTAATTCCATCTGAAGAGTAAGCAACAGTGTTCGTTCCATAACCAAGCGCAACAAATCGTGTTCCATTCCACGATACACCTTGACCAGAAGTAGTGAATGGAGTGGTAGGACTAGTTAGACCTAACCCAGTCCAAGTAATTCCATCTGAAGAGTAAGCAACAGTGTTCGTTCCTTCTCCCATTGCTACCCAACGAGTTCCATTCCACGCTACACCATAACAAGCTTGAGTGAAAGGACTGGCAGGACTGGTTAGACCTATCCCAGTCCAAGTAATTCCATCTGACGAGTAAGCAATCGTGTTTAATCCTTGACCACCCGCAACCCATCTGATTCCGTTCCACGCTACACAATACCCAGAAAATGTAAAAATTAATGGCCCTGCCGTCCAAGTAATGCCGTTTGATGAATACGCCACAGTATTTCCTCCAGTTCCAACCGCAACAAATCGCAATCCATTCCACGCTACACCACGACCACCATCACCTGAACCATTAAAAATAGTTATTCCTGCCCCAGTCCAAGTAATACCATCATATGAATACGCAATTGTATTAACCCCTCCTTTTCCTACCGCAACAAAGAGTGTTCCATTCCACTCTACACCATATCCTATAACACTAATTGGACTGGTTGCCCCTAACGCAGTCCAAGTTATACCATCAGACGAATATGCAATTGTATTAGTCCCACCCGATTGTCCTACCGCAACCCAACGAGTTCCATTCCATACTGCTCCATATCCTGCAGCAGAAAAAGGACTTAATCCTAATCCAGTCCAAGTTATACCATCTGAAGAATACGCAAAAACATTTGTTCCAAAACCACCAGCAAGCCACCGATTAGGGATACTCTGACCGAAAGTATAGACTTGTTCTATGTTCGCCACTCCGTCTATTTGAGCGTCTATGTTGCTTTCTATAATCGTTGTTGGAGAAGTATAATTAATGCTTTGTTTATAAGCAGTTGAATTATTGACGGGGAAGTTTAGAGAAGATAGACTACTTACAGCTCCTGTAGAACCTGTTGCGCCTACAGCTCCAGTTGCTCCAGTTGCCCCTACAGCTCCTGTAGAACCTGTTGAACCTGTAGAACCTGTTGTTCCAGTTGCTCCAGTTGCGCCTGTAGCACCTGTAGAACCTGTTGAACCTGTTGCTCCTACATCTCCTGTTGACCCAGTTGACCCAGTTGAACCAGTTGCTCCTGTTGATCCTGTTGAACCAGTTGAACCTGTTGCTCCTACATCTCCTGTTGACCCAGTTGCTCCTGTAGAACCTGTAGAACCAGTTGAACCGGTTGCTCCAGTTGCTCCTGTAGTTCCAGTTGATCCTGTAGAACCTGTTGTTCCAGTTGATCCTGTTGATCCTGTTGATCCTGTTGAACCTGTTGAACCAGTTGAACCAGTTGAACCTGTTGAACCAGTTGAACCTGTAGAACCTGTAGAACCAGTTGAACCTGTTGAACCTGTAGAACCAGTTGAACCTGTTGCTCCAGTTGCTCCAGTTGAACCAGTTGAACCAGTTGCTCCAGTAGAACCTGTTGCTCCTGTTGACCCAGTTGCTCCAGTTGCTCCAGTTGCTCCAGTTGACCCAGTTGCTCCTGTAGACCCAGTTGAACCAGTTGAACCAGTTGCTCCTGTTGCTCCAGTTTCTCCTGCTCCTGTTGCTCCAGTTGCTCCTGTTGCTCCTGTAGACCCAGTTGAACCAGTAGATCCTGTTGCTCCTGTAGACCCTGTTTCTCCTGCTCCTGTAGACCCAGTTGCTCCAGTTGAACCTGTAGAACCTGTAGAACCTGTAGACCCAGTTGCTCCTGTTGCTCCTCTGTCTCCTCCTCCTGCTCCTGTTGGTCCCTGTATCCCTTGTGCTCCGGTTGCTCCAGTTGCTCCAGTTGCTCCTGTAGCTCCGGTTGCTCCAGTTGAACCTGTAGAACCTCTAGAACCTGTAGACCCAGTAGCTCCTGTTGCTCCTCTGTCTCCTCCTGCTGCTCC